GCGAAGGACCGCTTCACGCTCGGGCGGTCCGACTACCAGCGCCAGTTCGAACCGATCCTCTACGGCTGGCCGGAGGGCGCGAAGCACCACTGGTGCGGCGCGCGCGACCAGGGCGACGTCTGGTTCATCAAGAAGCCGGTTGCCAATGACCTGCACCCGACGATGAAGCCCGTGGAACTCGTGGACCGGGCCCTGCGCAACTCCAGTAAGAGCCGCGACACCATCCTCGATCTGTTCGGCGGATCAGGTTCGACGCTGATCGCCTGTGAGCGGTCGGGCCGCCAGGCGCGGCTGATTGAGATGGAGCCGAAGTACTGCGACGTGATCATCCGGCGCTGGCAGGAGTACAGCGGCAAGCAGGCGGTGCTCGAAAGCGACGGGCGCGCGTTCAAAGACCTGGCGGTGGAGCGGCTGCACCTGGCCGCGTGAATCGAACGGTGCCGCCGGGAACTGGTGGCGATTGAAGCCGAGATCCGCGCGGGAAACCCGGATCTCCAGGGACTGTGTCTGGCGCTGTCGGACTGGTCGGCCGAGTTACGAATTCTTGAAGCTCTCCCATGGAAGATCACATTCTTCGGATCTTGATTCCGGCGACCGGCCTCGTCTCCGGTCTGATTGGCGCCTTTGTCGCCTTGCAGAACCGGGCTTTGTTAGCCGAGGTGCGGAAGGAGTTGGCGGAACTGGAAAACCGAATCATCACGCGGATTAACGGCACGTATGTGCGCGCGGGTGAGTGCCAACTGCGAGAGCAACTGGTCCACGAAAGGCTGACGACGATGATGCAGGAGATGCAGAACAGAGCCGCCGCCGGCGATTGAGCCAGGCGGCGGGAGGAGCGGGCGGGGATGGTTGGCTACGGCGTCAGGCGTTTCACTTCGCGGTAGGTGCCTTCCAGTCCCTGTGCCCAAACCACGTAGCTCTCCGGGCAGGCGGGCGTGTCACCGGCCTCCAAGTCGCGCATGCGGCCGCGCATGTCGCTGGCGGCGATCTCGCGCGCCTCATTGATGCTCACCACCACTCCGATCGGCTGGTAGTGGCCGTCGCCCAGGTCGGCGATCAGCATCGCGAGTCCGAGCTCGGTGTCGTCCGTGATCTCGATTGCAAATCCGGGCGTTGCGTTTGTTCTGGTCTGTTTGGTGCGTGCCATCGTGTTCATCTCCTTGCATGACGATTCATCACTCGGAAGCCAGAAACGATCAAGCGGAATCTGCGCGAAGAACGAAGAAACCGCCGACCGTGGTGGCCGGCGGCGGAGGCGGGATTGGAGGCAGGCTTGCTACTGAGCCAACACGTAAGCGCGCTCGCCATCCTCACGCTTGATGCTCTCGATCTTGAGGCCCATCTTCTTGGTCAGGCTGCCGGAGATGAAGCCGCGGACGCTGTGTGCCTGCCATTCAGTGGCGGCCATGATCTGCTTGAGAGTCGCGCCGCCCGGCTGGCGGACCAGCTCCAGGACCTTGGCCTTCTTGCTGCCTTCTCGCGCCCCTTTGGCCCCAGTCGCGCCGTCCGTGGTGGTGGCCTGTTTGGTCGCCTTGGCCTTCTTCGGCGCCGCGGGGGCGGCGTGTTGCGCGGGGGCGGGCGTCAGTGCCTGGATGGCCTTCCAGATCCGGCCGACCGCCGTCTTGCGGTCCGTGAACTTCTTGACCGGCTTCAGATCGTCGAAGGGAACCACGCCTGCAAAGGCGTTCCAGACGTCGACGAAGCGGGAGATCGGCCAGGCGGCCGAGAGTTTGGCAAGTTCCTTCTCGCTCGAGAAGGAGCCTTCGGTGCTTCCGACGCGGTGATTCAGCGCGTCTTCGAGTGCGGCAAAAGCCGTGATGTTGTTGTCGGTGTCGATTACGAAAGTGGTCATGGTTTGTCTCCTTGTTAACGAGTCATGCCGGCGAGTTGCCCGTCGGCGGTAATTGAAAGGTCCTTGTAATAGCCGCTCCGGAGGCGAGCCCATCCGAAGGGCGTGTGGATTTCGTGGCGGGCGGCGATCCGGCTGAGTTTGAGGCGGTTGGTGCCGTTCTCAAACTCCTTCTTCAGATGGCCGAAGCGATCAAGCTTCCAACCCTGGCTGGTGGCCCATTTGATCAGTTCGTCCTTGGTGATCATCGCGAACCCATTCATCACTTCGGGTCTGCGAAGAAGCAAGCGGAAAGTTCGAGAAAAAGACCGTGCCTTTGGTGAGTATCCGCGGTTACGCCAAGCATCGCGGCGTGAGCCACACGGCTGTGGAGAAAGCCGTCAAACAGGGCCGGATTCGGACGGTGGATGGCAAGATCGACGTCGAACAGGCGGATCGCGATTGGAACCGCAACAGCAGTCCAGTGAACAAGCCGGAAGCCGCGCAAAGCGCCGCCGCCACGTCCGAGCCTCTGGTCGCCGGGCCCAGTTTTGCGCAATCGCGCGCGGTGCGGGAGGCCTACGAGGCGCGCCTAGCGAAGCTGACATGGGAAGAGCGGATCAAGAAGCTGATCAACGCGGACGAAGTGCGCGTTTCGACATACAACTTCTCGCGCATGATCCGCGACCGGCTCCTCAACGTGCCGGATCGCGTCGTGGGCGCGGCGCTCGCCGAGATTCGTGCCGCACTGACAGCCGCTGGAGTAGACCTGGCGCTGATCGAAGGTCTGAACATGGCGAAGGTGCATGGCATCATGCTCGCCGAGATGCGGAACATCCTGGAGGAGTTCGCCGATGAGCTCGGCCAGCGCTGAACAGATCTACTTTGGGTCTGCGGCGGCGGGCATCCGGCCGGATCCTCTGCTCACCATCTCGCAGTGGGCGGACAAATACCGGAAGTTGTCGCAGCGGGCATCGGCAGAGCCGGGACCGTGGCGCACGGATCGCACGCCGTACCTGCGCGAGATCATGGACTGCCTGTCGCCGTCGTCGCCAATCGAGCGCGTGGTGTTCATGAAAGGTGCGCAGATCGGCGGGACCGAGTGCGGCAACAACTGGATCGGGTACGTGGTTCACCAGGCGCCGGGGCCGATGATGGCGGTGCAACCCACCGTCGAAATGGCGAAGCGCAACTCGAAGCAGCGTGTCGATCCGCTGATCGAGGAGTCGGACGTGCTGCGCGAACTCGTCCAGAGTCCGCGCTCTCGCGACTCGGGGAACACGATCCTCTCGAAAGAGTTTCCCGGCGGCGTGCTGGTGATGACCGGAGCAAACAGTGCTGTTGGCCTGCGCTCGATGGCGGCGCGGTTCCTTTTTCTCGACGAAGTGGATGCATACCCCGGCGACGTCGAGGGCGAGGGCGATCCGGTCAATCTGGCGATGGCCCGCACGCGCACGTTCGCGCGGCGCAAAGTGTTTCTGTGCTCCACGCCGAAGATCACCGGCATGAGCCGCGTAGAAGCGGCCTTCGAGGAGAGCGACCAGCGGCGTTTTTGTGTTCCGTGTCCGCACTGCCGGGAGTTCCAGGTACTGCAGTTCGCACAGTTGCAGTGGCCGAAGGGCGAACCGGAGAAGACCGTTTACGTTTGCGAGCACTGCCGGCAAGAGATTCAGAACCACCAGAAGCAGTGGATGCTACCTCGCGGCGAATGGCGCAAGGCCGGGCCGGGCGACGGGAGGACGGCTGGCTTCCACCTGTCGAGTCTGTACTCGCCGGTCGGCTGGTTCGCCTGGTCCGATGCCGCCAAGCAGTTCGAGCAGGCGCAAAAGAACCCATCACTACTTCAGGTCTTCGTCAACACGGTGCTGGGCGAGACGTGGACCCTGCTGGGCGAGGCTCCGGACTGGCAGAAGCTTTATGACCAGCGCGAGGACTACCGAATCGGTGTAGTGCCGCGCGGCGGACTTTTCCTGACGGCGGGCGCAGACGTTCAGAAGGACCGCATCGAGGTCGAGATTGCCGCCTGGGGCCGTGGAAAGGAATCGTGGTCGGTCGATTACCGGGTATTCGAAGGCGACACATCGCGCTCCGCCGTGTGGGAGAAGCTGACCGGCCTGCTGAACGAAACCTTTACCACGGAATCGGGGCTGGATTTACCCATCCTGCAGCTGGCCATCGACTCCGGCTTCGCCACCACAGAGGTCTACCAGTGGGCGCGGCGGCAGGGCGGGCGGGTGCTGGTGGTCAAGGGCGATTCCCGCGCGCCGTCACTGCTCGGCGCGGCCGCGCCGGTAGATGTGGGTCCGCAGGGTGCCCGGATCAAGCGCGGCATTCGCGTATGGCCGGTCAACTCCGGCATGGCGAAGGAGGAACTGTACCGATGGCTGCGCCTCGACCGGCCCACGGACGAGGACATCGAAAAGGGGAATATATTCCCACCTGGCTTCTGTCACTTTCCGAAGTACAGCGACGAGTACTTCAAGCAGATCACCGCCGAGCAGTTGGTGACGAAGCTGGTCAAGGGCTACCGGCGGCACGAGTGGCAGAAGATGCGCGAGCGCAATGAGGCGTTGGACTGCCGCGTGTACGCGCGCGCCGCGGCGGGCCGCATCGGGATCGACAGGTTCCAGGAGAAGCACTGGACGGAACTCGAGCGGCGGGTGGCGGCTGCTCCCACAAACGATGGGAAGCGGCAACAGCAGCGGACGCACGTGACGCAACCGCGCAATCAGGTTCGATTCAAGGTGGAGATTTGACGCCGGAGTCGTGTCAATCTTCGTCAGAGACGTCAATGCTCTCGCGAAACAACACTCCCTCACGTACCATCCTGTCGGCGAAGGCCGGGGCATCTTGTGTGAGATGAGACCCGTCCGCCTTTTGGGAACCGTCATCGACAGCGACTTCGATTGGGCAGCCGAAAATCTCTTTATGGAATAGGAGGGCCGCGCGGCCGATTCCCTGGCGTTTATATGAGGAAGCAAGCTCGTCCATATACATCCACGTAAGCCGGTAATAATCGCCACGATCATCATCTTTATAGGAGAGCTCAACTCCTCCGATCTTCTCTCCACTGGGTGTCCTGATCTCGATGGCGTCGCCCGATTCGGATAGCTCAATCAAAACCGTGCGACCGTCCTTGCATTGAAACTGCTTGCTGTATTCATTCACATTCGTGCCTTTACGTTCTGCAATCAGACAACATCATACCGACCCGCAGATTGTGCAAGGAGGCCCCTCGCCCCACGACGCTGTAGCCCCAAGGGCCGAGTCTTAGGATCTATATGCCGTTCAGCCAGACTGATCTCGACGCGCTCGACGCAGCACGCAAGCAGGGCGCGAAGCGCATCCGGTTTCAGGATCGCGACTTTGAGTTCGACACGATCGACGACTACATCAAGCTCCGGAACTTGATTCTCAACGACATCGCCCAGCAAAGTGGGCCACAGCAGATCCGCCAGGTGCGCATCTACACGAATTCGGGATGGGGCCATTAACCCAAAGTGCCTATCGAGACTTTGATGTCGCTGGCCCGCGCCGCCGGCCACGAACCTCCATCCGTGCCGCACGCACCACGTGGCACTCGAAGCATGGGGAACGCGCCGTTCGATGCGGCGGGCAAGGGCCGGCGAGGCTTCGGATGGAACCCGAGTTATCTCGGCCTCAACACGCTCCTGTTCTCGCACGGGCTGGAGCTGCTGACCCGAAACCGCGACGCGGTCCGCAACAGCGCATGGGCGGCCGGAGCACTGGATTCGTACGTGGCGAATGCCATCGGGCGCGGCATCCGGCTGATCCCGCAGCATCCGGAAGAGCAGGTCAGAGAGCTAATCCGTCAGAAGTGGGCGCGCTGGATACGGGAATCGGATGTCGAGTACGACCCGCGCAACCCGGCTTCAGGGCAAACAGACTTCTACGGCCAGCAGATGATCATCGCCCGCGAGGTGATGGAGGCCGGCGAGTGCCTCGTTCGCTTCCGCCCGCGCTCGCCCAAGGAGGGGCTCACCGTGCCGCTCCAGTTGCAGTTGATCGAGGCCGAGCAGCTGCCACTGTGGCGCAACCAGCCGACGTCGGAAGTGCCCGAGGCGAACCGTGTGCGCTGCGGAGTGGAGTTCCGTCCGGATGGCCGCCGCGCCGCGTACCACTTCTGGCGGGCGCATCCGGGCGAGACGATGTTCTATCCGCTCGAAGCGCTCCAGGTGGAGCGAGTGCCGGCGAGCGACGTATTGCACGTCTACAAACCGGTTCGTGCCGGCCAGTTCCGGGGGCAACCTTGGCTCACGACGGTGCTTGCAAAGCTTTACGAACTGGAGCAGTACACAGACGCCGAGATCGTTCGCAAGAAGATCTCGGCCATGATCACCGGGTTCATCAAGCAAGTGAGCCCGGACAATCCTGTGATGGCGCCGGATCAGCCATCGAACGGGCAATCTCAGACGGACCCCGGCACACAGATCTCGAAGCTGGAGCCGGGCACATTCCCAGTTCTGGGTTTCGGCGAAGAGGTTCAGTTCGCCGAGGTCAAGGATAGCGGCGACTACAAGGCTTTCGTGCGGGCGTGTCTCCAGGCGTTTGCGAGCGGCGCAGGCCTGGCGGAATACCAGATCAGCGGGGATCTGTCGGGGATCAACTACTCCTCCATTCGGGCCGGGTTGCTGGAGTTCCGGCGCAAGTGCGAGCAGTTCCAGTATTCGGTCTTCATCTACCAGGTCTGCCACCCGATCTATCGCCGTTGGCTGCGGGAAGCGATGCTCGCGATGGTGTTCGGTGTCGAGTTGCTGAACGCCTACGACAAGGATCCGGGGCCGTTCGAAGAGGCGCAGTGGGTCACGCCCGGCTGGCCGTGGGTCGATCCGGAAAAGGACATGAAGGCAGCAGAGCGTGCGATTCGCGATGGACTCTCGACGCGCTCGATCGAGTGTGCGGCGCAAGGGTATGACGCTTCGGTTATCGACGCCGAGCAGAAGGCCGACAACGACCGCGCCGACAGGATGGGGCTTTCCTACGACTCCGATGGCCGCAAGATTCTCACGGGCAGGAACGCGGGAATGACCGAGGAAGAAGTCGAGAAGGACGCCACAAGCGGAAAGGTAGAGGTCCAGTGACGCTGACTCACGTGGCATCACGATTCGTGAACTGCCCATTGACGATTCACCCGCCAAAGCTGGAGGTCATGATCAAGGCACTGGGGCCGCGGTTGGGAATCGATCCCGACGCGGTGCTGGCCACGCGCGTACCAATGGATGCCACAGCGACGCTGATGGCGCGTTATGCGGAAGCGGGCGAAGACCGCGATTATGCCGTGCTGGACGGCGTCGCCGTGGTCCCTGTTCAAGGAACGCTGCTCAAGAAAGAGTCGTTCCTGTCCTCGTGGAGCGGCGCCAGTTCGTACGAGCAGATCCAACGTCAGGTGGCGCGGGCTGCGGACGACGCCAGCGTGCGCGCGATCCTGCTCGACGTCGATTCGCCAGGCGGCGAGACGAGCGGATGTTTCGAATTGGCCGACTACATCTACTCGATTCGCGGAGTGAAACCGGTATATGCCGCCGCGAACGACATCGCGCTGTCGGCGGCCTACGCGATTGCGAGTTCCGCCAGTCGGGTGTTCGTGACGCGAACGGGGGCCGTAGGATCGATCGGCGTTTACGCCCTGCACGTCGATCAGTCGGCATTCGACAAGGATCTGGGTACCAAGTACACGTTCATCTTCGCCGGCGAGAAGAAAGTCGACGGCAATCCGCACGAGCCGCTTTCCGAAAGCGCGAAAGGCGACATCCAGGCAGAGGTGGACCGCGAGTACGGGATCTTCGTCGAGACGGTGGCGCGCAATCGCAAGGTCTCGGCCAAAGCCATCGCCGGCACGCAGGCCGGTCTGCTCTGGGCCGACAACGCCATCCCGCTGCTCGCCGACCAGGTGGGCACGCTCGACGACGCCCTGGCGGCAATCACAGGTCAGTTGGACTCGCGTAAGCGAGCGTCAGTTGTAACCAGCGCGGCGACGGCCGCAATTCCAATCGAAGGAGTGCATATGAGCGAAGAAGTGCAAGCCCTCGCCGCGAAAAAGGAAGGCGAGGACAAGACCGACGACAAGAAGTCCAAGAAGGACGACGCCAAGGAGCGGGCAAGCGAGAAGCCTCCGGCCGATGACGACGAAGACGACAAAGACGACGAGGATCAGGCCCAGTCCAAGAAGGCTGCCGCCGGCGTTGTGCCGATTGGGGGTGAAGCGCCGAAGGGCATGCGCGCTGAATCCGATATCCAGGCCATCGCGGCGCTCTGCAAGGTGGCCGGCTACCCCGATAAGGCCGCCGAGTTCCTCATGCAGAAGAACAGCCGGGGCGAATACATGAGCGTCGCGGAGGTCAGCGAAGCCTTGACCAACTCCCGCGTCGCGGAAAGCGAGAAGCACATGATCAGTTCCCACGTGAATCCGAACGCGGGCTCAGGTGGCGTCCAGGAACTCGAAGCGCAATCGATCGCGTTCGCGCGGCAGAACCGTGGCCAGGCGACTTCGGGGCTGTACGTCTCCGGAACCGCAACCAAAGTCACCAAGGAGCGTGCCTATGCCCAGATGCTCGAAGAGCACCCCGAGGCTTACGCGGCGTTTCGCGCGCATCACAACGCCAAAGGACTGATCGCCACGCTCGAAGCGGCTGGTGTCCGCCTGGCGCGGTAAGGAAAGGAGCAAACGAACATGGCCTACGAACAGACTCTTCACACGATCAGTGCTCTTGCGAGCGCGGACCTGAGCGCATCTCAGTTCTGCTTCGTCGCGGTGAACTCGAGCGGACAACTCGCATTGCCGTCGGCTGGCGGCGAAGCAGAGGGCATCCTTCAGGACAAACCCAACGCCGCAGGCCTCGCCGGCGAGGTCGGCATCCTCGGCGTCAGCAAGGTGGTCGTCGGCACGGGTGGCGTCACAGCAGGCGATCTGCTCGCGACCGACGTCAACGGCAAGGCGGTCACCGCCACCACCGGCAACAAGATCCTCGGCCGCGCGCTGGCGACCGGGGCCGCCGGAGTCATCATCCCGGCGCTCATTCAGCAGAAGGGCAAGCTGTAATCGTCAGCCGCCCAATCACACGAAAAGGAGAAAACGTAAATGCCTCAACCGACTTTGGGCGATGTCCATGTGAACCGCCCGCTGACGAACATTTCCGTGGCGTACAGCCAGGAGGCGGCCGGCGTGGAGTTTGTTGCCGACCGCGCTTTCCCTGGGATTCCCGTCGAAAGCAAGAGCGACCTGTACTACACCTACAAGCGCGCCGACTTCAACCGCGACGAGATGCAGAAGCGCGCCCTCGCCACCGAGTCCGCGGGCTCCGGCTATGGGCTCGACTCGACGGGCACCTACAGTTGCGACGTCTGGGCGCTGCACAAGGACGTGGACGACCAGATCCGCGCCAACAGCGATTCGCCGCTGTCGCCCGACCGCGACGCAACCATCTTCCTGACCAACAAGGCGCTCATCCGCCGCGAGAACGTCTGGGCCGGAGCCTACTTCAAGACCGGCGTGTGGACGGGCGAAGTGGCGGGCCAGGCGAACGCCGACAGCACTCACGTCATCTATTGGGACTACGCCACGGCCAGCCCGATCACCGACATCCGTCACGCCAAAACCCAGGCTCGGTTGAACTCCGGCGGCTTCGTGCCGAACATCGCGGTGTTCTCGCGCCCGGTGTTCGACAAGCTCGTCGATCATCCCGACTTCATCGACCGCACCAAGTACGGCCAGACCGCGCCGAACCCGGCGATGGCCACGCGCCGCATCATGGCCGAAATCCTCGAACTCGAAGAGGTCCTCATCATGGACGCCGTATACAATACGGCGGCCGAGGGTGCCACGGAATCGAACTCCTTCATCGGCGGAACGAGCGCGGCTCTCTTCTACCGGCCCCGCAACCCTGGCCTGATGACGCCGAGCGCCGGCTACACCTTCAACTGGACCGGCCTGATCGGGTCCACCGGCGGTGCCGGTCTCCGCATCAAGAGCTTCCGCATGGAGCACTTGGCCTCGGACCGCGTGGAGATCGACGCCGCATTCGACATGCGCGTGGTCTCGAAGGACTGCGGCTTCTACTTCAACGGTGTCATCTCGGCGGTGTAACCATGTTCCACCGCAATCTCTCGTGGGCGCAGTTGACCCGCAGCGGCGTGCCACCGCTGTTCGTGCTGCGCCCCTTGCCCGGCGGTTTCACGCCGCCCGAAGTCGGAGCCGAGTACCCCGCGCCGGATCCGATTGACAAGTTCCAAATGACGCGGGCCCGCCAGATGTATGAGCAGCGCCGAGTAGGCACGCGGCAGCAACTCGATGTGGCGCTCGCCAAGTCCGGGGTCGCGCCGGTCAGAACCCGAAAGGAGAAGAAGAATGGTCGAGGTTAAGAAGGTCCCGGTTAACGCGCCGGAGTTCCAGAGCAACGGGCCCCACCCGAAGCTGAAGGGGATCTACCCGTCGCTCCAGAAGCAGTTCTTCGCGAGCCAGCAGGTCGGCACCGGGGCGAGCCAGAACGTCGCTCACGGGTTGGGGGCAGTACCCGCTGGCGTGATGTGCATCCCGACCGATGGCGGCACCGTCACGTACGGCACGCACACGTCGACGAATGTGGTGGTGACCGTGACCAACGCGAAGCACTTCGACGTGCTGGCCTGGCTATGACACCGACTTCGTTAGGCCGGGTGAACGTGCCCACGCCGGGAACGCCGGTGCATCTTGCCGCGACGCGCACGCCCTGCTGCCGCATTCGTGTGCAAGTGATCGCAGGGCTCACCGGCAAGGTGTATTTTGGCACTGCCACAGTCAACAAGAGCACGCTGGCCGGGGTCATCAAAGAACTTTGGCCGAACCAGGCGGGCGGCGTCGATGATTCCTATGAGGTGTGGTCCAGCACGGACTCGGACACGCTCGATCTCTCCGATTACTGGATCGACGCGGCCATCGCTGGCGAGGGCCTGATCGTCTCCTACTGGAACAAACCTTCGTACACGTACCCCGCTGGATAGCCGATGGCCTGGTCCGATCTCGTCAACGCGCTGGACACCGCGTGCCTCGCCACCTTTGGAACAGCCGTCACGTTCACGCCGCAGGATGGTTCTGGCGCTCAGCAACTGACCGGCATCATTCAGCGACCGGCAATGGGCGAAGACTACGTGCCCGGCAGTGTGCAGGGCACATCGGTGATCCGGCTCTTTGTGCGCTTCGCCGCCATCAGCCCGCCGCCGCGGCATGGCGACAGGATTACGATCAGCGCGATCGTCTATGCCGTGGTCGACGTGGACGTGGATACGGAGGGTGGCGCGGTCCTGAAACTGAGGGTGACGTAGATGCTAAACCCTGCGCCGATCACCGACGCGATCGCGAGCGTCCTCCTCTCCATCCCGGAACTGAACGCCGCCATGGGTGGCCGGATCAGCGCCTTCCACTTTCGCCTGGGACAAGAGCATCGCCTGGCGGAGGCCATCTACAAGATGCCAGCGCCCTCGATGCTCGTCGCGTGGGAGGGCACGAAGGGCGGCAATTTCGATGGCCAGACTGTCTGGAAGCACCGCTGGGGCATTTACTACCGGATGGGCAACGCGGCTGGCGTGGCCGCCCCAGTGGGCTACGAGGACCTCTGGTGGATCACCTGTAACCGCCCGCCTGGCGGTAGCGGGAACAACATCCGCTACCTGCAGATCTACCCAGGCTTGGACATCATGGACACGCCGAGCATCGACCACGAACTAGATGAAGACCTGATCGACCGCTTCAAGGGCGTCTTCATCATCCCGGAGATCGGAGACAACTGATGGACGAACAAGAGAATACGCCAGCACGGGATACCGTGCGGCTTCGGCACCCGCACACAGGGGACATCCAGGAAGTGGAAGCCACGCCGGAGAAACTCGTGCCGTTGATGGGCCTGGGCTATGTGCAGGTCAGGGAGGTAGATGAGTAATGCCCGCGAGAGTACAGCAGTTAATTATGGGCCTTGGCAAAGGCAAACAGACCAACATCTCGACCGCTGGCTCGACCTTTCTTCGTTTCAAGAAGCTCGACACCGGCCTGACTACGCCGAAGCCCGTGTTCGAAAACGACGCAGCGGAAATCGGTAAAGGTCACGAGTTCATCACGCAGACCTTTCCTTCCCACTACGAGGTGGCGAATCGTCTGGAGAAGTACGCCAGCGCCGAGTTCGTCACGTGGGCCGTTGCATTTGCCCTCGGCAACATCGCGCAGACCGGCTCGTCTGCCCCGTACACCTACACGATCACGCCCATCAATCCGGGAGTGACGCTCGAGTTGCCGTACTTCTCGCTGGTCGAGCAGGTGGCCGAGGGCGGCGGCAACGCCATCGACAACCTCTACGTCGGCTGCGCAATCGAGGATTTCACGTACCAGTTCAACTACGGTCCTGGCCGCGCGTCTTCGAAGATGACGGTCAACTGGGTCGGCTCCGGCCTGTTGACCACGCCCAGCGGGATCACGGTGCCGGCACTCACTACCGAGAACAACATGCTGGCGGCATCGATGTCGCTCTCGGTCAACGGCGTCGACTACGTCGCCACAAAGCGCATCCTGTCCGGGTCGGTCGGCTGGAAGAACAACTTGCTTTTGAACGCGGGCTTCTATCCAGGTTCGGGTCTGCAGAACGGTTTGCAGGTGCGCGGCCGGATGGAGATCGGCGCTCGGGTGCCGTCGTTCCAGTTCACCGCGCGGCTGCTTGCCGGTTCGCCCGAGTACAACACCCTCGTCAATCAGACCACCGGCACGGCGACGCTCAGCGTCCAGCACGACGCCAACAACTCGGTGAGCTTCACCTTCCCGCAGATGGTGTTCCAGGTGGCCGAGAACGCCGAGGCCGATGGCATTGTGGCCGTGACCGTCACCGGCGCGCCGCAGTACAGCAATTCCCAAAACACAGTGATGTCCGCGACATGCCTTTGCGGCGTGACGGGCATCGCGCAATAGGAGATCCCATGTACGGAGACATTCCCACCGAGGGCATTACCATCCGCGTGCCCAACCCGCCGAAGACGGCCTTCCTGCGGTTGCCCACGAACCAGGAGATGCTGGAACGCCTCGACCAGCAGAAGTCCATCCGGCGCACCATCGGGCGCAGGAAATCGCAAACCGAGTTCGTGCCGAACCTCAAGGCCGATCTCGACCTGTTCTGCAAGATCCGGCTGGACAAGGATGGAGCGGAATTCGACGAATTTGAGGCTGGCAACGCGATCTCGAAGCTGACCTTCTGCGAGGTCACCGACTGCCAGCGTGCCGGCGACGAATACCGCGTTACGCTGCGCACGCCATTCGGAGAGACCATCCACCAGGTGAAGATTCCGACGCAGCGCGACATCACGGTGTACCGGCGGACAGTCGTGTCGTCGACGGACCTTCCGCACGGCCAGGAGGAACTGCGGTATCGAATCGAGCCGTCCGTCGGCCTCTACGATTCGGTGGTGACCAAGGTCGAAGGTTACGCCGGATCTTTAAAGCCCGCCGACGTCCCTCCCCATCACAAATCGGCGGTCGTGGTGGAACTCGTTCAGGCCATCGACGACCTTGATCCGGCGCTCGACCCAAACTCCTAGCACCGGACGAGTGGCCCACGCCGGTCCCTCTCCGGTTGCTGATCTTCCGGTCGGTGCGCGCGGCCGAGTTGTGCGACGGAGGCGTTGACGGTCCTCGCGGTTGCCCCGACGCCAACGACGTCACTTGCGGCAAGTGCGGCCTGGCGCGCACCGTGGGCGACACCAACGCTCCCGGCGCCTGCCCGCAATGTGGCGGCTGGCAGTTCACGGTCAACCGCTGCGCGCACTGCCGTCTCGACGATCTCGATTACGCGCGGACGCACTCCCACGCCGGCCGCCTCTTTGAGAGGCTCCTGGAAATGGAGTTCGACGCGGCGCACTTCAGCATTCCCTGGACAGACGTCACCGCCGAAGAGGTCCGCGGCCTTCAAGTCCTGAAGGAGGAGCGTGACCGCTATCAGTGGGAGCAGGCGCAGAAGCCGCCCCATGCCTTTCCAAACTAAGATCACGCGCGCTCGCTTTGTCCTGGGCCCCTTCACCGCCGAGGACATGGAAACCATTGGCGGCGTTCTGCTGGAGAGCATCTCGACGCGAATCCGGAAGGCGCTCAATGTGAACGACACACCCGCCAAGGCGCTCAAGCCCGGCCGTAACGGGCGGCGCGGCTATCCCGACTACAAGGCGGCGCGCGGCTTGATGCCGGTTCGCGACTGGGTGTGGACTGGGCGGACCCTGCGGTCGCTGAAGGTCAAGAGTGTCAGCGAGAACAAGGCGATCATCGGCTTCATCGATCCGAATGCTGATCGGATCGCGCACGTGAACAATCTGCGTGAGCGGCAATTCGGGATCTCCCCCAAGGACCGCAGCGCACTCAGTGCGGCTGTCCGGGCCGTTCTGCGGCAGGCGCGAGTCATCCGCATCAAGAGAGCAGCGTAGATGCCAGACCAGGAATCCATCGTCCTCGAAGTCGATCCGCGCAGCGTCCTCACTGCCATCAAACAGGCCAACCAGGCCGTCGAAGGATGGGAAAAGGGCACGGTCGGCGCCGGCGAGCGCATGCAGAAGTCGCTCGAGCGGATGGGCGAAATGCTGCTCAAGGTGAACGACCGCTCGCGCAGTTCCATGGAGCGGCTCACGCAGTCCATCGAGAAGCAAGCAGCGGCTTACGGGAAGACGGAGGTTGAGCGGCTCATCGCCGACCGCGACCGGTTCATCAAGAAACTCGGTGACGAGCAGGGCATGGTCGACCGCGTCACGGTGGCCTACAACAAAATGATCGAGGCCGCAGGCAAGTCGGGCGGTTCCGAGATCAAACAACTCGGGGCTGAGGCGCGCGAGTCGAAGGCCTCGCTTGCACTGATGGGCGAAGAGATTGGCGTTCACATCCCTCGCCACATTCGCGGCTTCATCTCCTCTATGCCCGGCGTTGGTGCAGCACTGAGCGCGGCGTTCAGCGGGATCGCGGTCGTGGTGTTGATCGGGGTCATCGTCGAGGCGATCAAGAAGGTCGTGGAGTTCCGCGAAAGCCTCGAAAAGCTACGCGAGGCGCCGGAACGAATCGAAGCTGAGTTCGCTCGTCTCACCGGTGCAACCAAGACCGCCAACGACGAGATGCGCGTCGCGAACGACCGGCTGGAGAACGCCATCGCAAAACTGGAGCACCGACCCCAGAACAACTTGAAGCTCGCGATCGACGAGGCGGCGGTCGCGGCGGACCACCTCTCGGAGAAGATGGACAAGGCCCTACGCTCCTTTGCGGACGTGGCAATCAAGAACGCGCCAGGAGTGTTCGCCAATATCATCGGGGGCCAAGCGGGCATCGACGATCTCGTGAAGCTCGTCCAGGGTAAATCGGGATATGGTGGCCTGATCGGCGATCTGTACAAAGCCACATCCAGCGGGGGCGATCCCACCAAGGTGCTCGGCCAGTATCGCGCGGCCGTGGGAACGATGATCCGGCAGTCCGAAATGGCCGAGGCGTACCAACACGGCAAGGGCTTTGAGGGCGTCAGCTACGAAGAGATCCGCGGTGCCATGACCGGCAGGGGCAAACTGCCGCCCGGACTCCATTTCGAGAACATGCTGGCCGACCAGGGGCCAAGGCTCGAAACTCTGCGCGCGCTCGATCGGGAGATTGACCTACTGGGCCAGAGCTACGGCCTTGAAAAGACGAACAGCAGCCTCACCGCCCAAGAGGACCGGCTCAAGGAAGTTGCGAAAGCGACCGGAGTCACGGAGGAACTGCGCCAGCAGGTGGCCCGCGCACAGGAAGGGGAGTTGAACGGCCTGGCCCGCATCAACGCCGCTCACGAGGAACGCTTGCGGCATCTGAAGGAAGAAGGCGAACTCAACGCCGTCAACGTGAAGCTAGCCGGGCAAATCCGAGACGCCGAGACTGCGCGCTTTCAAAAGGAGGAACAGCGGAAGACCGCCACAGCCGTATTCGGTGCCAACACTTCGCTGGGCGAGGCGGGCATTCGATCCAACTACGCGATCTTCCAGGCCAACCGGAAGGCAAGCGGCGCGGCGTTCGGCGAGGCAGACATCAACGCCGAGCACGACACCGCCATGGCACTCGCACAGAAGCAGTTCGACGTTGCCGCCCAGCACGTCCGCGAACTGCGCGAAATGAACGCAACTGACGGGGAGATTCAGCGCGCCCAGATCGAGGCAACTAAGAACTTCGCGTTGGCTGCGCTGGACGCGGAGACGAAGAGGCGCGTCGAGTTGATCGACCTGGCCAAGCAGCAGCGGGATGAAGAGTCCAAGACCGCCCGTGCGAATTACGACAACGCCCGCAAGCTCGGCGACGCCGTGGCCGGCGAGCAGGAACGCCGTGAGCGCGACACGCTGCAGCGCCAGATCAAGATGGCAGAGGCGCTCGGGTTGAAGACCTCCGGCGGCCAGGTCGCGACGGCACTCACGGTCGAGCAGTTGCGCATTGCCGCCGCGCAGATGCAACACTCTCAAGCCATTGCGCGCGTAGGCCAGGAGTCCATCGAGGCCCAGAAATTGCCCGGCGGCACGCCTGAGGAGCGGCGGCAGCGGGATGCCGAACTGAATCGGATCAAGATCGAAGGTCTGAAGGCCGAGGGCGAGTTGCAACGCCAGATCGATGACGCGCACCAGGACCGCGTCGTGAAGCTCATGGAGCTTCAGAAGCGGGAGATGGAGGAAATCCAGAACAAGGCGGCGGGTCTGTTCCACACGCTCTTCACGAAGCCGCAGGAGTTCGGCAAACAGCTTGCGAGCACGCTGAAGGAGGCGGTTCTGAAGCCGGTCACCGAGGGACTGGGCGGCATGATGGCGCGCGCGATCCATCCGCTTATCTACGGGGCCGACGGTCAGGGCGGGATTGCCGGCGTCTTCAAGGGAATCTTCGGCGGCGGCAAGCAGGATCCGCTCCAGGCCGCGACCAATCTGAACACGGCAGTCACGGCGCAGAACTCTGTCGCGATTGCCTCGCTGACGGCGGTCTTCGCGGCGGCCATGGGTATGGTTGCGCCGGCAGTTGCTGCGCCGGGCGGATTCGGCAGCGGAATCTCCGTCCCCGCGCTCACGATGCCAGCCGCAGCGGGATCCGGTGCGGCTGAGGTGGGCGGCGCTGGTGGAGCCGCGATGTCCATCCCGATCCCCACCGGCGGCGCGGGTGGGGCCACTGGTGCCCCCGCAGCGATGGGTATGCCTGGCGTAAATGGTGGCACTGGCGGCAATCCGCTGGGCATGATCCTGGGGGCGAATCAGAAAGGGGGTACGTCGGGCATCTACAGTCTGTTCACGAAAGAGGGCTTCTCGAAGACGCTCCAGAATCTTAAGGGCACGGTCTGGAACCAGAAGGTCTTTGACGATGCTGGCGGGGGGATCTCAGGAGGAATCCAAGGTGTCGCGAAGTCGCCCGCCGCCGGAGCCGCCGGCATGATGCTGGCGATGAATGGCCTGTTCGGTGCGAGTCGCGGGACGTGGGGCGGCATCGCCCAAAGCACCGCCGGAGGCGCGCTGATCGGCGAGCAGATTGGCGGCCCGCTCGGCGCGGCGATTGGAGCGGGTGCAGGCTTCCTGGCCGGCTTGGGCGAGAAGCTGTTCGGCGTGGAGTCCCCGGAGAACGAGGCGAGGCGCCTAGTCAAGCAGCTCTACTCGATCAACATCGACAACTCGATGGCGAAACAGATCGCCGGGGTCGCCCAGCAAAAATATGCCGGCCACGTGAGCATCGCCGTCCGCGACCCGGACGTCCGCAAGATGCTGATGCTCTATTCGGAGGCCACGGGCCAGAAGATGCCGTTGTCGGCCACGACGCCGCACTCGGCCAGCCTGGCCGAGATGGGCGGCAAGCTGTACCAGCAGGCAACGTACGTCAACGGCAGCCCCTACGCCTTCCAGAGCAACCTGCCTGTGCTGGGCGGGTACGCGACCGGCACGTATCCGAGTCCTGGCCCAATGATGCTCCAGGTCAACGTCCAAGGTCAGGGCGCCGCACAATTCGTGGCCGGCCAGGTCGTCACGCCGGAGTTCGTGCAGGCGCAGTGGTCCAGCGCGGCGGCGGCGAGCAACGGGCGGTTGCAGAATTCGGCCATTATCCAGCAGCCGGGACTGGTGGTGGCGTGAACGGAAATGTCGCGCCAAGTCCCGAGAAGGCTTGCCAGTCCGAGTGAAGCGAAATCGCGGTAGCATCATCCTGTGAAGTCGGAGGGGGTGGATGCCGTGAGAAAGCCAACAGTTTTCTTGAGCCACAACCAGAAGGACAAGGAGTTTGTCCGACGGCTGGCCAATGACCTCAAGCTCGCAGGGGCCAAGGTATGGATAGATGAGGCTGAGATTAAGGTGGGCGATTCGCTGATCGAGAAGATTCGTTCAGGTATTGATGACGTCGATTATCTTGCTGTCATATTGAGTTCGCATTCAGTGCGCTCTGAATGGGTGAAGAAGGAGGTTGACGTTGCAATAAACCAGGAAATCGAACAAAAAAGAGTCAAGGTCTTGCCTGTTCTCCTGGAATCGTGCGATCTTCCCGGCTTTTTGAAGGGAAAACTTTATGCCGACTTCACGACAAGGGACAGGTACTCGACCGGACTTACGCAGATACTCAATCGGCTCGAACTGACTAGGCCGGCGCCCTCGCGATTCTTTAGCCCAACGTTGTTGCGGGAGAGTTTGGCGCGCATGGCCCGCATGAACATTGTCATCGGAGGGGATGGAGACGAAGCAGCGTTTGAAATGCTGTTTGAGCGAGAGCCTTACGAAGTCGGCGAGTGGCTCTTAGAGAAGCTTACTCCGTTGCCTCAATCTTACTCGTGGATGGAAAATCGAGACACGATCAATATCATCGTCAGAGTGATCGACGAGATGAATGAACTATCCTTCGAAACCGGAGATTGGCTACTAGAAAGACTGACGCCTGCAGACCCGGATTTTTGGAAGGGGCGAAGTGAAGATGGGTCACTCCTGAAAGAGCTAATGGGGTGGATCATCAGTCAAATGGGCCGTTTATCCGCTCGGGCAGAAAGCGTAAGGGATAGCTTCGTGCGTGAGGCGAACGACTCGCCATCATTTTCGTATGACTGGGAGTTTAACGATTGGGTGGTCTACCGTGAGTACGCCATCTATTCAGCCCTTAAAGCAATTGGCGATCCGGTCTCTTTGGAAGCGATAAGCACGTGTTGGCCCGATGGCAAGTTCCGAAACTCCGGGATGAGGCTCGGAGATCGCTCCCTAAACACGACGTGCCTCCTTGATGTTCTGCATCGAAAGGCCAGTGAGTCGGTCCGTTGAACAGACGGCATCAGATGCCAAGCTCGCCCTTGCGCCTACATTTCCTAGGCTGACCAGAGCTTATGCCCGGCAACATCCAAAACGCGGCCCCCAGCGGCGTCATTCCATACTCGCTCTGCACTGCGTTTTCCGAGTCACGCGAATATGTCCAGATCCAGGCGCAGTATCACGACGGAACCGCAGAGCGCTCGCAACTCGCGCAGACGTCGCGCCGCATGTTCAGGCTGGCAGAACGCGTGACCGCCGCTCGCGCGATCGCGCTGAAGACATTTTGGGACGGCCAGCAGGGCGGCGTAGTTCCGTTCCTGTTCTATAACCTTGCCGAGGGCGCATACGACGCCACCGGCAATTCGACACAGGGCCGGTACACGGTCGTGTTCCGCGGCAACTGGTCCCAGACCACTGGCATGCTCCGCACCGATGTTCCGCAAATCGAACTCGCAGAAGTCGCGTAATTCCCAACCACCATGTCCGATACCATTGGCCGCATCAGTGTGCCCGCGCTCGTCGACTCGGGCCTGACATTCCCATTGACGAGCGATTTCGGCTATGGGTTCACCCAGGAACGCCCCGTCGTAGTGCACCAGTTCGGCGAGCTCGACGCGAAGGCTGAACAGCGCTTCGCCGTCGGCATCGGCCCGCGCAAGTTCGCCTTCCGCCGGCAGCACCTCAGTATGCGCGACCGCGCTTCGCTCGTGTCCTTCTGGGAGGGCATGCAAGGCGCATGGAAGTCGTTCACCTACAACGTTCCGAATCCGGACCAGACCACCACGCCCACGAAGGTCACCTGGGAGTACGCTCCGCTCGCAATCCAGTACTTCGCCAACGCCTGCCAGACCGGCTTCAGTTTCATCGAGGTCTCCGATCCGACCGCCGCGCCCAGCTACGCCGTAAACAGCACGTGCCTTCGTTTCCCGTCGGCGGCGCTTCAGTCGGCTCTGCTCTCCCAGGTTCAGCAGATCATCCCCCTCGTCCACATCCGCGTGCGCGAATCCGCGGTCCCGGACATTTATCTCTCCGATCGCCGTGTCACCGTGGGCGGCCAACTCTACGTGCCGCGCGTGCTCGGCATCGGCGAGCCCGGCTCCGACGTCATCATCTCCCAGGACATCAAAGGGACCGCCGACAACGTCCAATTCACCTTCGGCAACGCCGACCGCGTGATGACGCAGATGGCGAACGACACCGATCTGAAGTACGCCCAGATCGACCTGTCGCTGTTCCACGTCAACTCCGGCATACTGCTCCAATTGTGGTCGGGTTTCATCATCAGCTTCGTCGCGGACGGCAGCCCGCAGTTCACCGTGCAGTGTAGCGATGGCCTGTACCAAATCACGCAGATGTACCCGGTGCGCGCGGTCTCCCGGCAGTGCTGGAAGACGTTCAACGACGGCGTGAACTGCCCGTACGCAGCGCACGGCAGCGGCGGCGATCCCACCTCCTGCGATTACTACTTCGACTCGGCCAACGGCTGCCAGGCGCACGGCATGACGCAGTACTTCGGCGGCCATCCCGCCGAACCGCAGGGCGTGGTTATCAAGGACAACTCAACCGGCCTCTGGGGATTCGGGCGCAGCACGGTCACCGCGACGTCAATCATCTCCGACACGATCTGGGGTAACGCGCTCCAGGAGATCTGGTGCAACGACGACGGCGACCCGGGCAAGGCATTCTGGGTGAACTGCATGATCGCCGCCGGTCGCGACGAGTCCGATTTCTACGACGCGCTCGGCATCGTGGGCGCCGGGCCGATCGGCAGATTCACCGGCATGCTGGTCTACCAGAACGCCGACGGCTACCGCTACATCATCGCTCCCATGCTCGATGGCCAGCCTCCGCATGGCTTCAAAGTGGACGGCGGCCTGAACGTCATCTCCGACAATCCCACGATGGGACTGCGTGAGGTCGCCGGCGCCGACCCGCAGTCGGATTCGTTCTCGCTGGGACAGGGAACGCCGCAGGTCTGGGGACCGCAGCGAGCGGCGGGCACGGCGTTCGTCGAGATCCGGCGCACCGATCAGTCCGGCATTCAACCTTCGACCACCGATCAGCACCAGATGCAGGTGCCGATCTCGCAGGGACTCACCGGATGGACCTGGGACCAGAACGGCAACCGCACTGCGGTCACCGGCCTCACGAATCCCTTCTGGATCGCAGTCAACAGTCTGCTGCGCGCGATCGGCCTGGCCGGGGCGCCGTCGGGAACGCAACTGAACCAAATCGTGCTGTCGTCCCTGGTTGTGGGCGATGGCAGCGGCGCGGCCGAGATCGCGGACACGCTTGTGACACCGGTCGTCGGCTCCGGCGTGGAGAAGCAGTTCCGTTTCCAGGGAGTGCTCGCGCAGCAGAAGCCGTTTCGCGACTGGCTGGTCGAGATCTTGGCGTGCGGGCTGGGCTTCTTTACCTGGGAGTTCGGGAAACTGAAGGTCGGTTGCCGTATCAATGCCTCCGCGGTTGATGCCTTCACGCAAGGCAACATCCTCTTCCAAAGCCTTCGCCTCGAACCCATCGATTCCTCGTTCGAGCACCTGATCATCGACTTCGCCGACCAAGCGTATCAGTACCAGGCCAACACCGCCGAGTATCAGGACAAGAGCCACGCCGCCTACTTCGGCCGCGCCGGCGCACCCTCGACCGCCCGCCAGCACCTAGTGGGCTGCGCGACCATCTCCCAGGCGCTGCGCCTGGCGGCCACGCGCACGCGCGAGGAGATCGGTGGCGTGAACGCCGCAGAGTGGCGCAACGCACGCGGGGCCACCTGGAAGACCACGCTGCTCGGCCTTGGCAATGAGGTCGGCCAGGTGGTTTCGATGACCCATCCGGACGTGCCCGGCATGAAGGGTACGTGCTCGGTGACTGGCGGCCAGTGCGGTAATGTGGCCGGCGACCCGCTCGACAAGTTCATCGTCAACAAGGAGGTCCTGATCAACGGCGTCCAGTGCACCGTGACGCAGATCTTCACGACGCCGGACTACAAGACGGTCACCGGCTTCGCGGTCTCGCCGGCACCCGCGGACTCCACGAACGCGACTTTCCGATTCATCACTGCTGACTTCCGAATCCAGTCCTGGCGGCTCCATAAGGACTGGAGCGTCACCATCATCGGAAAGACGGTAACGGCGTCCATATACGACCTGGATGTTGGGCCGAAGCCGTTCGACGTGACGCCCGCGCCGCTTCCAGCGTTGTTCTACCCGATCCCGCTCGGCCCGGCATGGGCGCCATACCAGATCCAGGCGCGCGCCGACGATGCGCTGTTTCCCGGGGAGTGGACGTTCGACACCAACCAGTCCTACGCGCAGATGGCGGACGGCAGCATGCTGGCGAACCTGGTCATCACCGGCAAATTACCGGTGAACACGTTCAGCCCGGGTGTAGGCGCACCGATCTCCGGCAATATCGCGGTGAACGCCACGGGCGGATCTTTGGTCGGCAGCGCGACCATTCGGCTCACGCTGTGCGCTCTGGACGCGAGCGGACTGCCCTCGGTGCCGATGCCTATTGCGATTGTGCCGCTGCCTTCTGGCGGCTCGGCTTACTCGATCACACTGAGCAGTATCGTCTGGCCCACCGTGGCCGGGCTCAAGAACTACGTGGTTTTCGCGGCGGCACAGGACGACCTGATCTGCGCCCAGCAGCTCGGCACGTATGGCGGCATGGTCGCCAGCGGAGCGCTCACGCCCACGGGCGACGGTACCGTTTACACGCCGGGTACGATCACCTTCACGGGCCCGCTACTGCGCTCCACTTTTGCGCTGCCGTCTCCGTACGTCGCCAACCTACGGCTGAAAGCCAAGCACCTGATCCACGGAGGAATCATCGGCGCGACCGTCGACAGCGTCTCGGCGGGCACGTTGGTGTGCGGAAGCCTGAAAGGTGCTCCACCTTCGAGCAATCCGTCATTCACCCCCGTTGGCCGCATCATCTCGATCATTGGCAGACCGGAGGGTGCGACGCCCTACTTCAGCGGAAGAGTCACGTCGTGGGATCAGAGCACGGGCACAATCGGCGTCACGCCGGACCCCGCCGGCATCGTGCAGGAGGGCGACTGCTTCGTCCTCCGATTCAATGCCGACGCTTCCAACTCCGCCGCGCCGACAGCGATCACCGATTCGGGATGCCAGAACAACGTCTATCCCAATGGCATGACGCCCGGCGCGGAGGTCGGCAACCTGATCCGCGTCATTCAAGGCGCATCGCGCGGGACACCGCCCCGGAAGATCATCGCAAACACCGCAACCTCGATCACGTGGGATGTCCCCATGGTGATCAATCCGGGCGACGTCTGGATCATCGAGGAGGCGACGTGGCCCTATGCCTATGACACCACCACGCTCAGTAACGCCGATCCGTTGGCGGCAACGACGATCAACATGCCCACCAACAACTTCGTCGACACGAACCTGTTGATCTCCGGGTTCACCATCGACGTGAACGGTAACGAGTCTCCCGACGGCGATGCTCCCATTCGCGAGGATTGGGTATTCGGCGCGGAAGGTCTTTCGAAGGTGGCGGGCCTCGTCTTCCAGATGCAGGGCACGCTGGGCATCGAGTCCAACGCCGCCCAGCCGCTTTATCTGAACCGTCCGGTGACTGCGGGCGACGTCAAGGCATACGTCCAGGCGGCGCCCACCGGCTCGGGGATCACGTTCACCATCTATGTGGGCGGCACCGCATGGCTGACTCTGACCATTCCCGCCGGCCAGACCGTGGTAGTCGCCACGCCGTCACAGATCAGTGCCCTGTCGCAAGTCCCGGCCAACACAGCGGTCTCAATCGGCATCTCGGCGGTAGGGACCACGTTTCCCGGCGCGAATCTGTCAGTCTTCATCTATTCGTAAAGCCGCGCCGAACATCATTGTGCTGACCCCAGCAGAGCTTCTAAATATGAATCGGCGGGCCAAATCTCTTGTGCTGCGCCTCTTGCAGATCCTTTATTGGCGGATTACTCCAGCCAAATCGAGCGTAGATCCCCAGCGCAGCGTCCAAAGCGAGTTCACGCCGTTGTTCAATCATCATTCTCGCATCGTAATAGCTGTCGATAGATATGGATTCTTCCTGGCACCACGCATCACCGTCCACACGGTCGGACATTTGGAGTATGTCCTGCGGCCATGTCAACTGTCGCCCTGCAACGTTCTTGAGATCTAGTGCGATTGCCACGCGGTTCGTGAAGATCTTGTGATCAGCCATTCGGCCCACAAATTCGAATACCGCGGTGGTGGTGTCCAGTATTTCCAGAACATGTGTGCGGTCGCCAAGTTGCGGAATCTGATCGAGGGCCATGTTGTGTACAAATTGGCTGCTCTGGAATAGCACCCAACGCTCTAGATGGTTAACGCTACCTTCGACAAGTTCAATACCGTTTGCGATTGATTCACCGTCTTGCTCGGGAACAGTAAACCATGGGTATTGGGACCACCTTGCATGTGAGCGCACGCCGGCGGACGCAACGAATTGGGCGCAATGATCCAGGTTCCGAAACCGCGCTTTCCTGAACTCTTCAGGACGGCTCCAGATGCACCAGCGTGGCAATTGCCAGATCTTCTTGACCAACTCCGAATCGGGCAGTCTCTTCCGCTGGTCCCAATATTCTTGAGTTGTGACCACCGGGGTAGGAACGTGCGGTGCCGGGCCGCGGAGCCAATCCGGCGGAGGCCCCACCGGCCGCAGTTGATTGATACCGTGAAGATGCCGTAGCAGTTTCCTGTACTCGTCGACTGGATCCGCTCGCAAATCAACACCAAAGGCGCCGTTGAGAGCTGTCGGCACGGCAGTTGTCCAGTCCCCTTGTCGGAGGATCGGAATGAACTTGTTCGTCCCGGCAGAGCTTAAAATCTCCCCTGTAATTATGTGGCCTTCGTATCCGGCCCCCCCTTTTCGGCCATCGAACCGCTGTTTGTAACCTCCTGTGCAGACGACGAGAACAGCACGGCTGTCGCGCACTGAGCGCTCCATAAACTCAGGGGTTCGCCCCCCAAGGTTTAGATGCGTCTGATCGAGGATGGCGTCAATTCCGTCATCGCGGAGGCGATTGGCAAACGCAAGCACCCACGCTTTGTGTTCCTCGCTGTCCCAGGAATAGGAAATGAACACCTTCCAGGTTCCAGCGTCGTTGATTAGATCGTCTGGCACATAACGCAGATTACCAAGACTGCACTCTCCTGAGCAGATCAACGTGGATCAGATCTTGAAACTCCAGCCCCACCGGACGATGCACCTGCAGGGGTTCGATGACTACGGCGCGGCAGCAGCGCTGTGGGGCGCGTCGGACACCGGCTTCACGGTCTCCGGCGTCTTCCGCGACATGGCCGACTTCGCCGTGCTGGTCCTGTTCCAGAAGGATGATCCGTTCGGGCACCCTCTGTTCTCCTACCTGCCGGATGGCGATCTCACGGGCCTCGTGCTTGATTTCGATGTAACATCGCAGGGTATCCAGTCCTGGGAGTCGCTCAAGAACCCGTGGACCGACTGGAACACGCTGGATTACTCCATCAATGGCGTCGGCCGCAACGACGTGAAGTGGATGGGCACGACCGGCATCACGGTCACGAGCAACACGACTGGCCGTAGTGGTGCGTCGGCGACGTTCACGCTCAACCTGAACAGTCCGCAGCCGGGCGACAAGGTCACGCTCTGGTATCAGAACCAGTCCTTCATCAGCCCGGCGAT